GATCTTTTGGCTTCTGATCTTCTGCCGCAGGAACTAGCTTGCCGACGTTCTTGATACCTAGAACATCCAACATCTGACGGTTCAACTCCACCATGTCATAGATCTGCGGGTTGGCCTGCGCCATCTGCATCACAGCCTGGTACTGCACAACCTTCTGCGCCATCGTGGCCGAGTTAGGATCGGACACCGGGATCACATCTACCTGATCATAGTCAGACTGCTTCGCCCGGCGCGTACCTTCTACCGGTTCGTAGCTGTACTCTTCAGGGGTGTAGTCACGGATGATCTCTTTCAGCAGCTTTAATTCCTGCTTCATCGCGTAGTGCATACGCGCCTGCACCGCAGACATGACTTTCAGGGTGCGCTCGAGGATAGCTAGCGTCGTTCCAACCGGTGAGTTGGAAGACATGTCCGCCACTTTCAGATCAGCCGCCGAGGCAAAACGTCTACCTTCCTCAACGATCTGATTCATCAGGGTCAAGAGAACTTGACTTGGCTCCTTATAGGGAAGAGGCAAGATATTGTCTCGAATCGTTCCTGCCGCAACGTCCACATCTCGAAACTCTCCCGGTGCAATCGGGGTATCATCGCCTTTGACTCGCATCCCTTTGGTCTTAAGTCCGCCAGGTAGGTTGGATAACGTACCGGCGTCCACGAGCTGACGAATGATGCTAGTGCCAGACTTAGCGAAAGCCCCAATAAGATGTATGAGGCCAAACGCATAGAATCCAAACCCCGGTATGTAGGGATAGTGGACAAAGTGGCTTCGTTTCTGCTTCGTCTCATCCTCAGGATGCCAGTTACGCCGTATAGCCAGTACCTCTTGCGAAGTCCTTTCCATAGTAACGATATACGGTAGGCCAATCCCCGTTTCTTCTCCATCATCGTCTTTGTCCTCATAGCCAGGCAGGTCTAAATACACCTGCATTTCCAGAAGCTTGTACCGATCGTCCGTCGTAGCCCGAAAACCCATCTTCTCGGCTATCTTTTTCTCTATATCGTCCAGCACATTCTCTGGCTCTGGAAGATCAATATCCCGATAAAACCCACCTACCATCAACTTCCGCAGGTCATTCTTGGTCTTTCTCATGACATGCGTCACACGCGGCGCTGTTTCCAGGTTGCTCGCCCCGTATGGCACCACCACATCTTCAGCCGGTACATATATAGATACCTGCCGGTCCACCGCCGGGTCAAAGTACACCTTCTTGAACCCGTTACCCGACAAACCCAAGCCCCACAACATACGCTCATGTTCAGGCCGGTACTCAACCATGACCTCAGTGAGCTGATAGTTCATATCATCCCGAACCCGCTCGCTGGCTTCTTTCTTCGCGGGCGTTTCTTTGCCAATGATCTTGGTTTTAACCGGCCCAGCGGCAGGGAAAGTTTCCATGATCGTCTCAGACTGGAACTTAACCAAGGCTTCCGAAAGGAGGGGGTGGTATACCCCGCAAGCACCTTCCCACGGTTCGGAACGTTCTTCAATTTTCATCCCCAAAAGCTCTAGACCATCGACATACGTCTGCATCCAGTCCTTCCGGCTGCCGATATCATCGTCAAAATCAGAGATCAAATCCGCCGCAATCTCTTGCAGCACGTCTTCCGGCAGCGATTCGGCCAAGTTGGAATTGAAATCATCATCTTCCGGCTCATCCGGCTCAATCTCAATCTCCAGCCCGCCCATCCCAATCCTTACCGACTCAGGATCCTCGATCTCAATCTCAAATTCCGGCTCTTCCTGGGCTATCGCCTCCAATCCAACAGGCGCTTGGTACAGAGCTTTGTCAAAATTCGTTGCCATGGTCTATCCTCAGTAGTAGCTTCGCTTACGCCGGAAGCCTATTTCGTCATCTTGTTCATCAGTGTCTAACCGCAGGAACCCGCCTTGGCGGAATCGCATCAAAGCCTGCACACTGGAGTCCACTAAATCGTCATGTTCCGCGTTCGGGAACCGCGCCATCTCTTCTATCACCTCGTCCGCCCACCTCGTTTCGGGCGCCCACACTTTACCGGAAGAAAATAGGTCTGTAACGCTGTTCAAACGCACAAACTTGTCATTTCCCCGCGTCGGTGTGTAGTCCTGGACCATCACACCCATGCGTCTTAGCTCATATATCAACGGCGCACCCGCCGCTTTTGCTTCAATAATGCAAGAATCAGGCTGCCATTCATCATAAAACTGCTTCGCCGCCGCCTTCAAATCAGGAAACTCTACCTTTTCCTTCCACGCATCCAGCAAAATGATGTTCACATCGTTCGGATCTTCGTTCAAATGAAATACACCCCATGTCGTACATGCAGAGTAATCTGCCCGCTGGCTCTTTGAGTACGCTGTATCCCAACTCTGAATGATAAATTCACACGCCGGCGGCCTTTCCCGCTCCCACCTACGCCACCAGTCCCGCTTTACTAACGCCCCCTCTTCCCCGGTAGGCTTTTGCTGATACTGCGCGTTCCATTTATACGGCGGCAGTTCTTCTTTTAACGCCTCCAACTCCTCCAGCGCCCAGAATTCTGGCCATAAAGAAGCCCCGGACGGCAAAATCGCCGGCAGCTCTATCACTTCCCAATCCGTACTATCACTCTTTATCACCCGGCCAGTCAGATCCTTGTCCGACCACCGCGTCATCACAATCACAATCGCCCCGCCCGGCTGTAAACGCTGACGCGGACCTGACGTATACCATTCGTACACACTATCAAATACGCTAGGATCCCCCTGCGCTAATCTCGCTTCCTGTTCCGAGTGGGGATCATCGATGATAAGTAGATCAGCACCCTTACCGGTAACAGTACCGCCAACACCAATAGCAAAGTAATCGCCACCGTGACTAGTCGCCCAGCGTCCCGCTGCCTTGGAATCCGCGCGTAACCCAACATTCGGAAAGATCTTCGCATACGCCTCACTATCTACCAGGTTCCTCACCTTCCGCCCAAACCCGACCGCCAATTCAGCCGTGTTCGACGTCTGGATCACCTTCTTATTCGGATACTTCCCCAAAAACCACGCAGGCAATAAGTAACTCGCAAACTCACTTTTCGTGTGCCGCGGCGGCATGTTAATTATCAGCCGCTTTAACTTCCCCTCCGCTATCTCCTCAAACTTCTTGGCCATAAGAGCATGGTGTCTCCCATGGATAAACCCAGGCCACATCTCTTTCACAAACCCCATAAAAGATGCCTGCGCCTTCTCCCGCACCACCGCGTCACGATACTGCCCCACCTGCTCCAGCAGCTTCTCCTGCTCCGCTCGCGGTAACTTCCCTATCAGCTCACTTAAATCCATCACTCAAGATACCTAAACTGTATATACACCGGACGCACACTCCTCACCGCACCCTTCACCTTCTTCAACACCCCCAACTTCACCAACCGCCCAATAATCTCACTCGTATTCCCCATCCCACCCTTACCACGTAACTCACATATATCCCTGATAGAAGGCCCAAATCCCTTCTGCTTCCACCATTCATCCACTATCAAAAACACTTCCCGCTGCGCCGGCGTCATCTCCATCCCCTCACATTCCGCAAACGTCTTCTCCCGCCTCTTGGCCACCATTTCCCTGTTAATCAACAATTTGGTGCGCTGCATCACGACATCATTTGGCATAAACACTACGTTCTCAGACCCGAATGGAAACGTTACCACTTCGGTTGGTGCGGTGCAGCATCATCTTTTTCTTCCAAAATATCCCCCCGGGGGGTGGGCGTGTTGGAAGAGATGGGGGTGGTTTCCGATATTTGGGGTGACTGTTGGTGTGAACTACTATGTATGTCAGAGCCGGAGTCCCATGCTGCCGTTTGGGGGTGTACCCCTCCGGTGGGGTCTGCCTGGGCGCTCTCGTCAGCCCCTGCCCCTGTCAGCTCATCCAGTAGCGCAGTCGCATCGACCTCCTGCACACTATCCGCTTGCATGGTGATAGTCCGCAGCTGATCCAGTATCTGCGCTCTGATTTCGCCGGAGTCCTTGACGTGTTCGACCCGCTTGGTTTCCCTGAACGCATCGACCCCGACCAGCTGCCCGATGCTACGCACCGCCTGTATGCGTGTAGCGTCTTTAGCTTCTGGATTAGTGGCGATTTCGGCCAGGGTTGAAATGACGATGGAGTGCAAGCCAGCGGCAGAATGTAGCGCAGCCAGCTCGTTAGCCCGTTCTATCCGTTCTATTTCCGATTTGATTCTGGCATCGGCCTTGAGCCTGCTCGCCATATCACCCACCGCTTTAGGCTTTGCTTTGCTGTTATATGCGATACGCAGACTATCCGCCCCTGTATTGCCCAATGCCACCGCTTCTGCGAACTTACGCATTTTGGGTGTTAGCGTACCTTTTTTAATACGCATAGCCCCTTCTATCCCTTTAGCCTTGACTGTATCTCTTATAGCTTTTCGGTTCATGTTGTGCCGATGTTCGCTCGCGCTCACTTGCCCGCCCGCCGGACAATCACGCGCGGAAGATACCGGAACAAAACCGGAAAATCAATAGCCTGGTTCTATCGCCGCAAGCCTGGCAATAGCAGTGCTATCAATACCGCGCAATCAATATAAAAATACAATGAGCATATTGTATTGATTACCCCTTGAC